GGCCGAGGTCGCGGGGGTACCAGGAGGTGCGGTCGTCCTGCTCGTCGTCGTCGGGGGCTGGGAGGCTGACGGTGACCGGGGCGAGGGCGTTGTTCCCCGCAACGGCTGTGGGGCTGGCGACGAGGCCGAGGAGTTCGTCTTCGCAGGGGCACCCATCGACGTGGCTACCTACTCCGGGTTGCGCGACGACGAGCCCCACCGCACCTCTGAGTCCCCGGGTCCACTCCCCTTCGGCGTCGCGCTGGTCGCGGCGGTGCGTCGGGTCGGGGTGGTTCAGGGCTGTGTGGATGAACCGTTTGTGGAGTTCCTCAAGGGCAGATAGCAGGCCCCGGTGTCCTTGTTGCGCGAACCGCACCAACCGCAGAATGTGCTTGTTGACCAGGGTGTGGATGCTGCCCGGTTCGGCGAACCCGTTGAGTGCGGCGTTGAGTGCGGCGTCGGTGCGACGGCAGGTCCCGGCCCGGTTCGCCGACAGTAGCCACGCTTGGGTTTGGTCGACGGACAGTTCCGCTTTGGGGTGGTGCTGTTCCATCTCGCCGGCGGTGAGCCCTACGATCCACGCTTCGGGGAGCTCGGCGAGGTCTTCTAGCCGGGGGATGACGGTGGAGGTGGCCCCTTCGGGGTTGATCCACCGGTAGGTGCGCCCTTCGGGGTGCACGGAGGGCCAGACGACGGCGTACCGGTGCCCGTACTGGATGATTTCGGTGTCGGCACCCAGCTCCCCTGGCCACGCCAAACCCTCGGGCACCGTGTACAGGCGGATACCGGAGACGCCGTCGTCGCGGCTGGTCGTCCGCCACGTCGCCGGCAGCGGCCCCCACTGTTCTTCCGCTTTGGCAACGGTGTCACCGCCGTGTTTGGTGCCGTAGTTGTCGACGTCGACCCCCACGACGTCGTGGGGTAGGCGCAGCCCGATGTTGCCGCGCCCTTCGCGGGCTTCGGCCCAGGCGTGCAGGTCGGGGTAGGACGGCCATTTCCCGTTGTGCCCGGTCCACCCCTCCGGGGGTGGCATTTTTTTGCGTGGTGGGAGTGGGAGGATCCCGACCCAGCCGACGGATCGGTAGGCCTCCCACGCGTCGCGGTAGGGGGTTGCGTCGTTCATGTGGCATCACCGGCCGGGGGGTTGGCCGTTTGGATGCCCACCGTCGGGGTGCGGTGGGTGGGGTACGCGTTCACGCCGGCCTGCCTCGGTTGGTCGCAGTGGGGAGCTGCTGTTTTGGTGGGCAGTGCCCTGCCGGGGGCTCGCACCCCGGGTGCCGCTAGCGCAGGGCTACTTGGGGCTGTTAGACGGGCAGCCCCATCATTTGGCGCTGCTCGGGGGTGAGCTGGGCGAGCGCAGCCGCGAGGGCCTGCGGGTCGGGCTGTGTCGCCTGCGCCGGCACGGCCGCAACAGGAGCGGCCGGTGCAGCCGCTACCGGCGCGGACACCGGCGCTGCGGTGGGGCCGCTGAGGAACACGTCCGCCCCTGGCTGCCAGTGCGCCTGGTAGATTTTCGCCCCGGACACCCCGCGCCGCTTCGGGGCTTCGTCGCCGATGTAGCGGACGGTGAGAGTGCCGCCGACCTCGAGCTTCTTACCGCCGGCCGCCTTGATGGCGTCGCGGACGGCCTGCTGCAGGAGCCCCTTGATGTAGACGCGGCGCTTCCCGTCGTCGTCTTCGAAGCTGGGGTCACGGTCGGTGGTCTGCAGGGTGACAACCAGCTGCATCATCGGCCGGCCGTCGTCCCACGTCTTGAGGGAGTTGGTCTCGAGGTCGGTCTGCTGCCGCATCTCGTAGTCCAAAACCTGGCCGGTGACGGTGTCGCCGAGGGTTTTGAACTTGGCTCCGGGTGCTCCGCCGCCGCCCATGAGGAACTGCTCTGGGGTGATGCTCATGCTGTTCTTCCTTTTCGTGGACTCATGCGATGAGTTGGTTGAGAGGGTCCGGTCGGGTCATGGCGATCCGACCGGAATCACCCGGACAACCCCGGGTGAGATCTGTGGAGCCCGGCGAGAACCACGTGCACCGGTGGCAGTAGTGGTCTGTCGTGGGCAAAGCTGCCGCAGCGGCGGGGCCTGCGGCGTTGACGAGTTGCGCGATCGCCCCGGCCCTTTCGAGGGCGTTGACGGCGATCGTTTCGTCGTAGGGTTCGTGTTTGAACACGGCGTCGGCGAGTTCACCGGCTGAGGGCACCCGTAGGACGGCGACGGTGTCGACGGGGTATCCGGCCCGGCAGGCTCCGCGCCCGTAGAGGTGGGTTTGGATGCGGTACTGGGGTGATTCTGGGGTGCCGGCCCGGTTTGATTTCATCGCCGATGGCCCGGGGACTTTGAGGTCGATGATTGTTGCGGTGGGGACGTCGAGGATGTCGAGGTGCCCGGTGATGGGGCGGCCGGGGTAGAGCTCGCCAACTTCGACGAGGATGTCGGTGAGGTACCGCTGTCCGTGGTTGGCGTTCCACCCTTGTAGCCAGTCTTCGGAGGCGGAGTGCACGGCGGTGCCGACCGCTTGACGCCATGGTGGTTTTTCCAGGCCGGTCGGTGCGACGTCGGCGAGGCGGTAGGCGAGCCACCTGGAGCAGGGGTGCCCGATTTCGGAGGGCCCGATTTCTTTTTGCGCTGAGCGTGGGTGCGCCAGGATGGCTTCCTCGAACGCGTCGAGGATGGCTTCACCAACCGTTTCGGGGTCGGTGCCGCGTTCGGTGGCGTCACCCGCCCAGGAGGTGAGGTCGGCTGGGGTGCGGTTCACGCGTCCCCCAGGATCCGGATGGTGTGTTTGGGGCTGACGCTTTGACATTTGGCGTACAGCTCCGGGGGTAGCATTTCCATGGCCATGGTCCGGCTGATGGTGTTGATTTGGACGCCGGGCAGCATCCCGGGGGGGATGACGAGCGCGGCCACGGTCACGTCAAATTTGCGGGTTTCGGAGACGGACAGTGCGGGTTTCCCGTTGACGGTGTACTCGCCGACGTCGAGGGCTTTGCGGAGCTGCGCTTTGAGCGCTTCGGCTTCCTCGGTTAGGTCTTTGATCTGGGCGTTTATGGCGACGAGCTTGTTGACTGTCGCGGCTGCGGCCGGGCTGAGGTCAGGCACCACGGCTCCTTTCTGTGAGAGGCACCACGCATAGGCACTGCATAGGCAACACGGTACACTTGGGGTATGACAGCGACAACTCTCGGGTTGAGGCAATGCATAGGCAGCCGCTACCGTCTGGAGGTGCCCCCGATCAAGCGCGTGACTCCCCAACACACCGTGGCCATGGACAACTACCTCTGGGACCGCTGCCTGCGTATCGCCCGGATCCGACGCGAAACCCTGTCCGAGGTCATCCGCAGAGCCCTCGTCAGATACGAAACCCGGTACAGACATCTCCTCGCGGAGGAGTGACATCACGACGCCTCCTGCTCGAGGTCTTCGTCCGGGAGTTGCCCTTCGCCGAGGTAGCGGGCGTATACGTTGTTGCCTCGGGTTGCGGCCTGGTAGTGCCCGGCGGGTTGGAACGCTTTGAGCTGGCCGACGTTGATGGCGTACGCGGTTGACCAGGCCGCGCGTGGTGTTTTCTTTGAAACCAGGAGCGCCCACCGGCCGGGTTGCGTTTTCAATGCGAGGGATTCGTCGCGGTAGACGATCGCTTGCGGGGTCGGGGACGCGGGCGGGTTTTGCCAGGTGAGGTTCATGCGGCACCTGCGGCTTCCGCGCAGCCGGCGCACAGCAGTAGGACGTCGCCGAATGCGTGTTTCAGGGCTGATGCGGGCCAGTCGATCCCGCACGGGCACCGCTGTAGGCAGTCGGGGTGGTAGTAGCCCAGGTCGGCGAGGAAGACTGCGTGACTGCGATCTGACAGCGCTCCGCCGCATTCGTCGCACTTCACCGCAGCACCCCCGCCCGCATCGCCGGATGCACATCGGCGTTCATGCGGACTCCCCGAACGGCAACATCTCCACCGCATCCAGCGGCAGCGTGTTGGTTGGTACGTCAAGCTCCCACGACGTGGCCGGTGTTCCGTACGTACCGACCCAGATTCCGCGAAAAGTTCCGTTAGCGGCCTGGACGTAGCACTCACCCATTACGTCGCTCCACCAGATACTCGGACGCCTTGGCTGGGTCATGCTGACTCCCCAAACGGGAGGGCATCTTGAGACAACCGCTGGGAGGCGATCTCGCAGTACCGCTCCTCCAGCTCCACCCCAATCGCACGGCGACCTTGGAGTTTCGCGGCGAACAGCGTTGAACCGGAACCGGCGAACGGATCCGCGATCACGCCCGGCTTAGCCATGAGGATCAACTCCTCCATCACATCTAGAGGCTTTGCATGCGGGTGGTCGTATCGGCCGGCGCAACTGGACGGGTTGCCCTGAGACCTAGCGCCGCTGCAAATAACGCTGGTCTTGCCTCCAATGCCTGATTTCCACGGTCCGAGGAGGTACACGGCTTCAATGTCTCGCCGCCGCCCACCAGTGGCACCGCGTACTCCGGCGTCGACTGGCTTGCGGTAGACCATCACTTGCTTCACGCCCACGGGCGGCGGGAGCATCAGATCTCCGAAAACGATCGCGGGGCGGTTTCCCCACAGTTGAAGTGCGTCGTCGCGGACAGATACGTCTAGGTCGTTGGCGATGCCCTTGTGGCTCGGTGACTTGGACCTCTTCAACTCCCCCTGCTTCCAGGAGCGCCCATACGGCGGGTCTGTCACCAAAACATCAGCGGTGAGCCAGTCGGCGATCTCCCGGCAGTCGCCGTGGTGGAGTGTTACGAAGTCGTCGCTGTAGTAGAGGCTCATCGCAGCACCCCCGCCCGCATGGCCAGTAGTACGGCGTGGGCCCGGTCGTTGGCCCCGAAGCGGCGGTAGAAGTCCTTCAGGTATGTGCTCACGGTGTGGTGGGACAGGTGGAGTTCGGCGCCGATTTGGGCGTTGGTCATGCCTTCGGCGACGAGGGCGAGGATTTGGATGTGGCGTTCGCTGATGGTGGGGTCGGTGTTGTTCACGCGGCCACGCCCCGTCGCATGACCTGCACGTAGAAGTCCCGACTGGATGTCATCCGTGGAGTGGCCGCCCTGCAGTGGATCTGATCCGGACAGACGCGAACCTGCCCAACGAGACGCATGGGCCGGTGGCAGCGGGGGCACGGCTGCGCGGTGATTGCGCCGAGGAAGGTCACGGTGTCTCCTCGGCGCGGCGAATCTCCATGCCCGACAAACCGCCACCGCCATACCAACCCGGGCACGAGCAGTAGACGGGGTGCCCACACAGGCAATACGCCTCCGAGTTCTCCATGTAGACCCCGTTGAAGTGGCGGCTGTCCGGGACCTGATGGTCGGACTCGCCGTGCATCACCGGCCAATCACCGATCCAGTCCGGTTCCGGGTCGCGGTGAACCATCTCCGGGGTTGGACAGTCCGGGCCGCACAGTCGCTCGTTGCTCATCACGTCGTGTCCTCCTCGAACAGGGCGTAGACGTCCTCGCGGGGAGTGCACTGTGAGCAGCCCTGAGCCAGCCGCAGCGGCGACCCCACCCACACCTGCCAAAGATCAACACCGCATGTGGGGCAGGTCGGCCAGGGCGCGCTCATGCCGACTCACCCGCCATTACCTGTTGGTAATACCGATCTGCCACTTCAGCGAAGCGCGACTTCATGTCCGGGTGCCACTGGACGTACCCCCGAGCTAGGTGGCACGACACACATCGGCGCTCACTGGACCGATTCGGGCGTGGTCGGACGAATAGGTTGGATCCTTCAAACCGGTGTCCCCAGCGGCACTTGATAGCGCTGGCATAGCGGTGTTTCCCGTGAGCCACGCAGTCGGCCATATTCTCGGCGGGCGTGCCCCAGCGAAGGTTTCCGGGCGTGTTGTTCGCTGGGTTCCCGTCCCCATGTAGGGCTTGTCGGCCCTGAGGACAGGGGCCATGCCAGGCTCTCGCAACTAGCCAACACACCTTGGCTGTGTACTGCTGGGGGTGCCGACACAGGCTCACGTAGGGGCGGCCATCTTTGCCGGCGGCTTGCCGAAGTACCCGACCGCGCATTAGTCGCGTGCCGGTGCCGGCCCTGGTAATACGATCGAGTGACCGGACGCGACCAAGGCTGCTGACCTGGTACTCGGGCCAGTCCACAACGGGCCGCCACTCTTCAGGCGCGTTCACGTCGCCGCCTTCAGCACAAACCCGTCGGCCAGAATGTCGGCGACGAGCGCCTCGAGCAGCGGCCGTTCCCCGTTCCACCCGGCCATCCGCCAGGTCAGTTCGGACAGCAGCAGCGGCCGGATCGTGGGCCGGAAGAACCCGACCACGGCACGGGCCTCGTCGAGGTCGGCGCGGAGTTTGATCGACGCCGCGTCGAAGGCGTTGGGGGCGGTCATGACGCTTCCCTGAGCAGGAACCGGTGCCGCCGCTGCGGAAGCACCACGACCTTGGGTCGCGGTGTGCGGTCGACGTGTATCGGCGCTGCGAGGCACTGTGCGCAGAACCAGTACTGGGCGATGCGTCCGCACCGGTCGCATGCGCCGGGGCAGATCGGGGGCTTGCTACGGTCGATCATGGCTAAGTCCCATTCGCAGGTCGTGTTCGAGTTGCGCGGCCAGGTAGTCGGCGCGCATTACGCTGATCGGGAATCCGGTCTCGTCGCCATCGCCGATGGTGACCTTGACGGGGATCTGCTCACCGCATTCGGGGCAGTCGAGTAAGCGCAGCTCAGCCATCGGCCCGTCCGCCCCCGTGCTCGCCCCCGTGCTCGGCGTGGTGACCGCCCTGCGAGTGCGAGCCCTGGTGGTGGCCGCCTACGTGCTGGTCGGATCGGTGGTGACGGCCGTGATCTGATGTGTGCCCATCCGGATGAACACGGTGAACCCGGCCGCTTCCAGTTCGGCGACCTTCGCCATGGTTTCCCCGACAGTCAGCGACTCGACGTTGATGAACGCTTCCTTCGGATCGGTGCCGTCCGACATAGCCGCCTCCTTTGGAGTGGCGTTCACTTACATATCCCCCTTCGATACGTAAGTGAACGGGCCGATGAGCACCGGCCGACCACGGAACTGTGTGCACGTCCAGGCCACGCGGGATCCGCACCAACTCCAGGCCGGCGCCCATCCCCGGTAGTACGGACAGCGGCCGGGTCGGCACTGACGCCGAAGCGGCCGGCGGCGAGGTGAGATCCCGGATCAGCGTGGTGGGCAGCGGGGTGAGCGCCATGCCGAGCACGCCGAGTCCGCCGAACACGGCGGCGTTGACGGTGAGGATGATCGCTGCCCCGCCGCGACCGTCGCGGGTGATGCGGTGCCGGCTCATTTGGACATCAGCCAAACGAACCCGAGCCACGACGCGGTGCCACAGAGGAAGAACACGATCCAGAGCGTTGTCTCAGGCCAAGTCATGGTGGAGTCCTTTGATCAGGGAGCGCAACTTGTCGCTCACCGCGCTGGTCAGGCCGCCATCGCGGTCCAGCTGGTCGATGTAGGCCAGGACCGGGAGCACGTCGACGTACATCACGTGCGGGTAATCCAGGTAGTCCGGATCAATGGGGTTGTCGGCGATGAAATGGCGGACGTTCGCCTTGAACTCGGAGATGAAATCGCCCATCAGAGGCTCCCCTCGAGCATTCCGGCGGCGAGCAACATTCCGGCCCGGTAGTCGGGGACCACGCTGCGGCCGGCTTCCTCGCGGATGCGGATAACCACCTCGCGGGCGCTTGTCGACTTGTTCGAGTCACGCGCGAAGATCGCCCGCATCGCGGCCCTGAGCTCGTTGTTCTCGGTCTGTAGCTCCTCGCGGGTCTTCACTTCGCCACCTCGACGCGTCCGTGGTTGTTGACCAGTACCTGCCGCCCGCCGGCCCAAGCCTCGCCAACGCGGGAGCCGACCATCACGGCGCCGACCAGCCACAACACCGCGCAGACGAAACCGATGACGGCGGCGCCGACTGTTGCCACGCCGCGTTTGGCGTAGTACGCGCGGGTGGTCACCGGGCACCGCCGGTGAACTGCAGCTCCATCGCTTCGAGGGTCTGGGTGGTCAGTGCTTTGCGATCGGCGATGGCGATCGCCTTACCGATAGCCAGAGAGAACAGGGCGGCGGCGAACAGCCAAAGGAAGAAGATGAACAGCCACATCATCGGCCGGCCTCCCGGTCTTCCCGGTCCCGCCGCAGCTGCTCGAGTGCCTGCCAACCACGCCAGACCGTGTCGATTCCCAGCCACACCACGGCGGCGGTGCCGAGCCGCAACAGTCCGACGATCAGCCAGGCGGCGATGACAACGACCATCACGCACCCCCGGCGATCAGCTCAGCCATCAACACGGTCGCCTCAACGGCCGGTGACGTGACGCCGTTGCGTAGCTCCGTGAGCGCGTTGGCGATCTGGTCCCGCTGGATCGCGGCGTCGATGCTCGTGTCGAACGCGAGGAAGTCCTGGGCCTTGACCAGGGCGGTGCGGTAGGCGGTATTCATGCCGCCACCTGCCCTTCGAGCCAGTGCTCGGCGGACAGCACCATGGCCTGCGCCGCGTCCAGGCAATCGCAGCCCATCTCCAGCTCGGCCAAAACAGACCAGCAATCCCGGCAGTACTTGGCGGCGACCAACCCGGTGCGCACTTCCAGCCGGGCGGCGGTCTCGAGGAGGGAGAGCAGGGTGAGCCGGCGGGCGGCTTCGGTGTCGGTCATGACGCGATCTCTCCGGTCCACAAAATCTGGGACTGCTGCACTTGCGCGAGCTGGGCGTGGACGCCGGCGATCCGCACCCACATGTTCACGTGATCAATCGGCCCGTTCTTCTGATACAGATCCGCCGCCCGCTCGATGGTTTGTTCGGCGAGGTCGAAGTGGTCGACGGGCTTCATGACAGGGCCTCCCGCCACGAATCGGCGTGGGCCGCGTCCCCGAGTCGCTGCGCTTGGAGCCCAACGTCGGCCAGGACTGCGTGCGCGATGGCGGCCAGCAGGTACCCGGTGGCGGCTGCTTGACCGTCGGCGCGGTCCGCTGCCTGAAGGCAGTCCTCAGACGCTGTAAAATGCGAGGGCCCGTTCATGCCGCCGCCTTCCGTGCGATACGACGAAGACGCTGCCCCTCGTTGTCACATAGGCGACATTCTCGATTGGGCTTGCCGTTGCGGTCTCTCATGATCGTGTTGTCTTCGGTTAACTCATGACGTCCGGATCGGCAGATGTTCGAGCGAACGGTGATCGCAGTGGGGTGTTCGCTTCGAAGGAAGTTCACGCCGTACGTAACTGGCTCTAGATGCGTTTGGCGTACACATGGCGGGTTACGACACAGGTGGTCAGACACGTGACCACTTGGGATCTCGACTCCGGCCAATTCCAGAGCAATCTGATGCGCTTTACGCATGCGACCGTCGAGCCTGAACTGTCCGTATCCACCACGCTTCTCAGTCACGGATGCAGTCCAGATGTGGCACGGACCCAGGTCCGGTCGATGCGCGGGGATCGGGCCATTGAAATCAACCTTTGCCCAGAAGCGGGTCGCCCATGCAGGCTCTGGCCCGTTCATGCCGCACCTGCTTCGTGAGCCAGGTGGCCCCAGCAGAACGCGCAGCACTTGCCGAGCAGTCGCCCCGACGACAGCGGGTGCGCCTGATCCTCGGTCTCGATGTGGAGGCCGCACGCGACCACGTAGCTGGACTCGCGGACCGACAGCTTCGTGACGCTGCTGACCCGGTGGATCTTCGACCAGCCCTTGTTGGCGTCCTTGATGGCGAGCTCGCTGCCCGGGTGTACCGACACGCAGCGGTGCAGCTTCTCCGGGGCGGTCACGACTCGCTCCCGGACAGCATTCCCTCGCCGGTCTTGCAGGCCAGCGCTGCCGCGAACCCGATCGGATCGGTCGCCTCGACGAATGTCTTACCGAGCCAGGTGACCTGCTTCGGCTTGCCCTTGTCCTCGGACTTCTGCGGGACAGCCGGCTTGGGGCGGGGACGCGGGGTCGGTCGCGGGCGGGTCATGCCGACACCGCGCGGTGCTTGCCGCCGTGGCGCTGGGCCGTTGGGGCGACCAGCAACGTGTTGCCGGTGCCGACGTGTCCAGCGTGACGCGACTGGTGAGCGCCCCGGTGACCGTGTGCCACCGTTCGGTTGATCTGCGCCACTATCCGTAGATAGATCGGCGACTGAGCCATTAGAGTTTGCACAGCGGGCTCCCGTACCTCTCTGGTCGTGCGCTCGTTACGAGGAAATAAGGGCCGTTTCTGCTGCCAGGCGGGCGGCCCTTTTTCGTGCGGTGGGACTAGGCGGCTTCCCCCTTCTTGGGGTTGAGCACCGCGAACTGCTGCACCAGCCGGCCGACCGCTTCGATGGAGCGACTGGTGGGTGGTGGGTCGTTGGGGATCCGTGCTTCGACGTCGGCGATGATCAGTTCACGTAGGTAGGCCGGTAGGTCCGCGAGGACGTCGGCCGCGTTCATGCCGCGCGCCGTTGCTGTGCGTCCAGGTCTGTGGTGAACGCTGCAATGTCGACCTTGAGTGCCTTGGCGAGGGCGAACGCGGCACCGGCGCGTGGTTGGCGTCCGTTGATTTCGATGTACTTGATCCAGCTGACCGACACGCCTGAGAGTTGTGACAGCTTCGGGCGGTTGATCCCCTGCTGCTCCCGGATGTCCCGGAGGTCTCTGCCGTTCACGTGGCGTCCCTGCATGACCTCAGAGTGTCCCTTGATGTCCGGACTGTCAAGCCCATCTTCACCCGTTGCTGGACGGACACTAGCTGAGCAGGGACAGTGGGCGGAGCGCCGGGTGAACGGGGAATACCGTGACGCGCATCAAAGGTGTCCTTCAATGGCCGTTAGTGTCCCTACAATCCGGGTTCATGGTCACCGGGCAAGACATCCGACGGGCACGCGAACGTCGGCGGCTCAGTCAGGAAAAACTAGCCGCGTTACTAGAGGTGTCATCCAAATCCGTCGGCCGCTGGGAACGCGGGGAGACCATCCCCAAGTCAGCCGTCGGCGCCATCGAATCCATCCTCGGCCTCGGCGAGCAAGTAGAGGGGCCCGCCCTGTCCGACGCGTCCGACGCCGAACTGCTCGCCGAGGTCGCACTGCGCCTCGAGCAACGCAAGCCCAAACAGCGCCGCTCTCCCCCGCATGCCGATCAGGCCACTGATACTGCCTACTACCGCCCACGAACGGGTGCGAGCGATACGGGGTAGTACCGTGTCCACATTGCACTCCGGTACCGTTGTATACCGTTCCAACGGGCGCAGTAACGCTCTAGACCACATGCGCGACAGCGGGGTGTTAACCCGTCGTTAAGCGCACCAAGTTGATCCCGGACCCTGATCGGCTCGCGGTGCATCTACAGTCCGACCAGAGGCTGACATATGTCCTGCGTACCAGCCGAACAGGATCCATATTATGAAGAACCGGCAGCTCAGTGGCTCAGGGACCGCTTCGAGAACTCGCTCGACATAGAGTTCAACGTCGATGAACGTCTCACCGTCCCCATAGCGGCAAGCCGCGAACTACGTGCAATTTGGGTCAGGCCAGGCTTACCTCTATACGAGTTCCACTGGTTAACCGGACGTGCCATCCTGTACTTACAATTCGGCTCGGATGCCGCACCTGAGTTCATTACACCGATTACGCTAATCGGGGCGGTCGCCATGGCACTGATCATTCCGTTCCAGCGGGCCCTCGAACCGCTCGCGGCACGGTCGCGGAAATCAGAACCCCCAGCGACGCCGGCCCAGCCCCCGCTGGCGCGCTAGAGCCACTCCACGGCGATGCGCGCGGGGTCAAACACCTTCGACCCTGGCTTGCTCGAGCGATTGATCCGCACCACCATCAATGCCCTCACCACACGACGGCGACCGGACGGAGACAGCCCCAGCCACCACTGGGTGGCGTCCGGCGCCGTCAACCCATCCCGCAACACCGTCGGCACCGTCGAAGGAACCGACCGGGAACGGGCGTCCTCGATCAACGGCAGATACTTCGCTTCCATTCGAGCCAAGGTCTCCGGGGAGATCCCGTCCGGTTCCTCCGCCGAGGAGTAGAAGGCTTCCATCCGGGCTTCCAACTGCTCGAGTTCGGCGACAGCGGCGGGGACCTCCGGCTCGTCCTCGCGCTCCAGCGACGCCCGGTACGCCGGATCCTCCAGCCGGCGCACGGTCCGGAACGCGATGTACCCGTCCAGGGACGTTTGCGCCGCGCCCACACAGAAGTTCTTCGAACACCCGTAAGTGGCGATGCCCCGGGTCTTCACCAGGCGACACCGAGCCCCGCACACACCACACTCCGCGATCCCGGACAGCAGGTGCTTCGTCGCCGCCGCTTCCCGGTAGGTGCGCCGGCGCGGGTCGGCCAGCATCGCCAACATGCGCTGGTGGTCGGTCTGGGAGATGATCGCCGGCCAGTTGCCCTCCCCCGCGAAGTTGGTCTTGTGCATCCGCAGCGCCGCGTAGGTGGGGTTCGAGGCGATCCGCCGCACCGCCTCGATCGACCATCGTGATGTCGGATCCGCCGGCTGATTGCGCCGAGCTCGGACCACATCGCTCGGCGTCGGCACCCCCCGGCCGTTCAGATCTTGCGCGATCGCGTAGGCGGCATCCCCGCCCAGCATCCGGCGAACGATCTCCGTGACGATCCGGGCGTTGGCCGGGTCAATCTCACGACTCAACGGTGCCCCGGTGGTGGGGTCGTACACCTCTTGATAGCCGAACGGGAGCCGCCCGTGCGGTAGGCCTTTAGCTATGCGCGACCGCACTGAGCGCAGCACCCGCTTCCTGATCTCACCCGAGTAGCGTTCGTCGATCAGCGCATCCAGGCCGGTGGTGAACCGGTCGTCGATGCGGGACATGTCGTAGAGGCGCCCGTTGTAGGACAGCAGCGTGTTGGAGTTCTCGAACAGGTTCCGCATCTCCACGTACATGTCAAGATCACGTCCGAGCCTCGAGGACTCCCATGTCACCAGCACGTCCACCGGGTCGGCGCCAGCCAGGTTCACCTTGACTCGCTCGTACCCCGGACGTTCCTTCGAGCCCTTACTGGCCGACAGGTCGTTGTCGACGATCACCCACGCGATCGTGTACCCGTTATCCTCACACCACCGCCTACCCTCTTTCTCCTGGTCAGCGACAGATGCGCCGCGCTTACTCGGGTCATTGCTGACCCGGCAGTAAAGGCCGGCTCGTAGCGCAGCGTCATTGGGTTCCGGGGAGGGTGACACGCGTGTATGCTACAGCTTCACCTTGGTCATCCCGGCCAACGCATGTGTGTTGCCAGCAACGCCCTGACCAGCAGCTCGAACTGCTAGCCAGGACTTCCACCCGCACCAGAGCTACCTGGAGCAGAGGCTCATGGATTCTCTCAGCGACCCCCATGCGGGCGCTACCTTGACACTCAACGGTGATCACTCCACCCCGCAGCGCCGCGTCAAGCCGCGCCTGCACGAGCACGACATCCACGGGCCAGTTCTGGCCACCGAACTCCGCATCGCCCTGGAGGCGTTGCAGGAGCAGCGGGACGCCGCTTCGGGCACCAACAAGCGGGTGCTGGCCAACCGGGCGTGGCTGTTGGAGCTGTTCCTCAACGAGCTTGAGGCGTTCCACGGCATCGATGGTGACCTCTGATGGGCCGCCGCGAGCCCGACGCCAAGGTGCACCTCACCAAGGGCTGCGATCTGTGTAGCCGCACCGATGCGCACACCCACTCGCAGCGGGACTGGCGTGAGCTGATCGACCGCTCGGACCCGTTCAAGAAGCGGGGTAAGTGATGGGATTCTTCACGAAGACCGTGCGCACCACCACGACCCGCAAGGTCAAGGCCCAGCAGTCCAAGCCGATGGGCAGCTTCGGGGGCAAGGGCAAGTTGGTGACCGGGTCGAGGCTGACCGGCGGTAAGCAGAAGCGGAACCCGTGATGTGCGACGGCGGGCTGTACCGGGGCGGCGACGGCGAGTGGACGGTTTGCCCGCTGTGTGACGGCAAGGGCTGCCGGTGACTGCCGCGCGGTTCAAGGAACGCCTCATGTGGGCCACGTACATCTTGGCGTGGGGCTGCGGGGTGCTGTTCGCCGGAAGCATCTTCTCCCGGGCCGGATGGCTAAACATCTTGGGCGCGGGCGTCCTGTTCTTGGTGGCGTGCGGCGGTGCTCACCATACCCACGAGATGCATCTTTCCGACCCTGAACAGGCCCCGGAGCCGGACCGTTTCCGCAAGCCTGATGCCCCTCGGCGGGACTGAACGAAGGAAGGTGGCCAGGTGTTCGCAGGTACCGCTCCGCATCTTGCCGCCAACCAGGCCAAGATCATCGCGCAGCAGGAGAAGATCTACGAACTGCGGGAGCAGGGAAAGTGCATCCGGGAGATCGCCCGGGAGATGGGCCTGTCCAAGGGCACCGTGCAGAACCGCTTGGACGATGAGTGGATCCGGCGCATCGGCCCCCTCTCGGACAAGGCGCGTGAGCGACAGCTGGCTCGGGTTGCGCAGGCCGAAGAGCGCATCATCGCCGAGAAGGATGCCATCGAGGTCGGCGACAACCCGGATGCGATCGCCCGGCTGACCAGTACTCAGGTCGGGCTGTGGGCGCAGGAGGCCAAGCTGCTGGGCCTCTTCGCGCCGGACAAATTGCAGGTGTCCGGCGATGTCGCGGTGGAGCTCCCGCCAGGGCTGAGAGCTGCGGTGGAGCGTGCGGAGGCGGACCTGGCGAAGCGCGAGGAGGAGATCCGTGCCCGCGCCGATGGTGATTGATTACGTCCCCAGCATCTATGCGCCGGAGTCTTTTGATCTGGACTGGCACCTGGCGAAGCTGAACAGGGCGGCGATGGAGCACGCCACGTACCGCCGGGCAGTGACGCGTGCGTTCCCGCTGCTGTTCGCGTTGCTCTACTGTGATCAGCGCTTGATTGATCCGGCCATTTCCCCGGACATTCACCTGTCCCAGTTCCATATCGACATGGCGTACGAGGCCGAGTCGTGGCTGGTCCGCGACCTGTCGCCGGCGCAGATCCGCCAGGCGTGGATCGCTCCGCGCGGCGCCGCCAAGTCAACCTGGCAGACCTTTTTAACGCTGTGGGCGCTTGCGCATGGGCACCGCCGGATGGTGATGATGTTCGGCGCTAACAAGATTGCCGCCGAGCGCATCATGGGAAACCTGCGGCACTGCATGGACACCTACCCGCTGTTGCGCAACGACTTTCCGGATCTGTGCACGCCGGCGAAGGTGGGCGGCCGGGCCGTCGCCGAAGCCCGGCACATGTACGTAGCCAGTTCCGGTGCGGTGGTGATGGCGCACGGGATCGACTCGAACCAGCTCGGCGCGAACGTGCACGGCATGCGGCCGGATCTGATTTTGCTTGATGACATCGAAGATGACGAGGGCAACTACAGCCTGCACAAGAAGAAGCAGCGCCTCGCCACGGTGGGCGCGATCTTGCCGATGAATGATCGTGCGGTGGTCCAGTGGACTGGCACCACGACGATGTATGGCAGCGCGACGCACGACCTGGTGCGCTCGGTGTACAGCGAAGGCGCCGAGTGGGTCGACGAGTACCAGTTCAAGCCCCGGCATTACCCGGCGATTATCACCGAGGCCGACGGCTCGGAGCGGTCCATCTGGCCGGTCAAGTGGCCACTGGAGTACCTGCAATCCCAGCGTCATACCCGACTCTTCGCGCTGCACTTCCAGAACATGCCATGCAGCCAGGAGGACGGGCTGTGGGCGCCGGGTGACCTGCCCCCGATCCTGGACCGACTGCGGTGCACTCGTGCGGTGCTGTGGGTGGACCCCGGCGTGACCACCAATGCGAAGTCGGATCCGACCGGGCTGGCCGTGGTGGGACTGTCTGGTAACCGGGCGGTGGTGCTGTACGCGGAGGGCTTCAAGCTGAAGCCGAACGAGCGGAAGAACCTGGTCGGGCGCCTGACTCACGACAACCCGATGATCGACACAGTGTTCATCGACGACACCATGGGCGGCGAGGATACCTACCGCAACGAGCTCGAGCCGGTGTTGCCTCCGGGCGTCAAGCTCGTTACCCGGCACTTGAGCAAGGGGAAACCGCGCCGGTTCGACGAACATCTCGACTTCTGTCAGATGGGCTGGATGGCGTGGGCGGAGGACTTCCCCACGCTGCGGGAGCAGATGCTCGAGTACCCCCGGGGCTCGCATGACGACGTACTCGACGCTGTCGCCGGTGCTGCCGAGGAACTGCTGGGCGCCCGGTTGCGACCGAAGGTGCTACCCGTCTGACTTGCACCAACTTGCTACTTCCTTCCGGTAGCGGTACACTCAAGGCATGCAAGACCCCGTGATGAGCATCAACGAGATCGCCGACCACTTCGGCATCCAGCCCGAATCCGTGCGCTCCCTGATGCGCCGGCACAAGATCCCGAGCAAGCGCGGCTACCTCCGCGCCGACGTGCTGGCGCTCGAGAAGCGCCAAGGGCGCCGTTCCGACCTCGAGAAGGAGACGTGATGGGCGACTGGTTCACGGCCGCGCAGGCCTACTACGACAACGAGCTCCCGCCATACCTGGACAACGAATCCGACGAGGACGAGCTCGAAGAGGAGGAGGACTGATGCGCATCTTCCGCATGCTGTCCGCTGTTGGGGCGGTGTCGATCGTGGCGTACGAGTTCAACCAGGCCGGCCTGTGGTCGGCGTTGTTTGCGGCCGGGGTGTTTGTGGTGGCCGCTGTGGTGGGGCACATGTCGGTGCGGAGAGCGTGATGGGTCTCCCCCGGTTTGCCACTCTCGGTGAGGCGGTGACTTACCTTGCCGTCCTGCCCACCGTTGATGCCGTAGTCGACGAGCTGGTGTCGCTGGGTGTCAGGGCAACTCCGAGTGTGTCGACTAGTTGTGTTCTGGCCGAGTTTTTCAAGGCTGTCACCGCGTATGAGGTGGTGCAGGTGTTGCCCCGGTATGGGGCGGCTTCGGGTTCGGCGGGGTTGGTGTGGGCGCGGCACCCGCGAGGTGGAGGTGTGGTGGATCGGGCGGTGCTGACCCCGGTGTTGGACGAGGTGGCGTACCGGTTTGACATGGGCGAGCTGCCGAGACCGGTCAGGCGCCGGCCGGTGTTGGTCCGTGATCTGGTGGAGGTTCTGGCGGGCGTGAAGGAGCTGTGTTCGTGATGGGCGTGGACATTCCCGACGAGTCTCCCTGGGGGCCCGTGCCGGACGTCGTGCGGGTCGAGTTCGTCGACTCTGGCGAGATCACCCCCGAACTCACCGTGGGCCTCCTGGCCGACATCAAGCAAGTACAGCGCGAGCGGGACGCTGTCATTGCCCGTGCGGCGCAGGTGCAAATCCTGCGGGAGATGGCGGAGACGCTGAGGACGCGCGACGTGGATCGCTCGCATGGCGAGTACAGCGCGACGGGTTACGAGCCGTGGACCCTGCTGTGGAACAAGGCCAACGAACTGGAACAGGAGTCCCCATGACCATCGACCTACCCACACTGACCACGGACACGGCGACCGGGCACACCCTGGCCAAAGCCCTGCGGGAGACGGCTGAGGCGGCCCGTAAGGGTGCGGCGGTGGCCACCGCCCGGGCGGAGTCGTTGCGGGCGCAGGCGGCGGCGATGGGCGACAAACCCGACCTGGCCGATGCTGCCGCTGGGCTGTTGGCGGAGGCGGCGATGTGGGAGGAGAAGGCGCAGAGCCGGTTGGGGACGGCGGCGGCGTATGAGGACGCGGCGCAGGACGCTGAGGGAGAGGAGGGGAAGTGAACGAGCTGACCGCGATCCTTGTCGCCACGTCCCCGGTATGGGCGGTGTCGATCCTTGCCATCCCGGCGCTCATCGCGGATCGGCGCGAAGAGAAGCGTTACGTCCCGCCGCCACTGCCCGCGCGGAAGTACCCGGACGTAACCGAGCGGGATGTGATCGGCATGTTCCTGGCGTCCGACTCGGAGCGCGGTAGGGCGTTGGGGATGGAGATGCAACGAGGCTTGGACGCGGCGCAGGCGGCGGAGACGGAGGAGACGAAGTGAGCTTCTCCTACAACCCGCTCCGCCATTTCGACGTAGTCAAGGACGACGTGGGCTGGTACCAAGCCGTGTGCCACGGTTGCGGCGGAGAGGTCGGATCAAAGTTTGACGCCACCACTGCCATCTCCGTGTTTGAGCAGGCCATGGTGCAGCACATTCGCTCGTCACACGGCAGGACTGAGGACGACTTCGAAGGTTGGCCACAGCGATGACCGACCCCGCCGCCTTCCTGGCGTCCAGGCTCGTTGAGGCCGAGCGGACCGCGCTTGATGCCTCTACCGCGAACGGCCGTGAGTGGACGTTCTACCGGGGTCCCATTGACAACGCCCTGATCACCGGCGATCTGGATGGGCCGTTCAGTTGTGTCGTCGCGTTCGACGAGGGTGCGCCCAGCGAACCCCAGGCCGCGCACATCGCCGACAACGACCCGGCTCACGTGCTCCGCCTGATCGCCGCACACCGTGGGATTCTCGCCAAGCTGGCCGAGGAAGAGAAGGCGGCACCTGAACCCGTCTGGGGCGACCTGGTCGTGGGAACGCTGCGGTCAGTGGTGCGCAACATCGCTTGGGCGTACGGCTGGACGGAGGAGCAGACGTGAGCGCCCGCGACGAGATCATGGCTGCTGCTCAAGCCCATGGCTGGACGGTGGAGTACCACGGCAGCGTTGACTTGCAGTTCGTTAAAGGCGACCACCGGGTCAAGGTCGAGTTCGCGCGCGGCCATGGTGGTGTCACCTACGGAGCGGCTTGGTCAAGGCGCACTGATGCAGGTCAGGTTGTGCATCACCGATTCGAGCACAAGAACAAGAAACAGCAGGTGTTGAAGGCGTTGGAGTTGCGGCCCTGATGGACTGGTTGATCTGGCTGGTGGGCGCGCCGGTGGCCGCCCTGCTCGCGGTAGTCATCTACTTCGAGACCCGCCGCCCCGCCCCCGTGCGGGTCCCGGTCCGTCGCCCCGCGCAGGTGAAGTCAGCCGGGCCGGACCTGATGGAGCCGCTGCGCCGCGCCCTGAAGCGGGTCGGTCACGGTGAGTTGCAGGTGGTGGCCTGGTCGCCGATCCCGGCCGGGGTGCGGGCGACGTTGCGGGTGCCGTCCAAGGTGATGTGCCGCAGCAACGCCCAGCAGGGTTTGTCCGGGTGGGATGCGGAGAAGATCGCCGTCGCCCTCGCCGAAGTCACCGGTCAAGACATCTGTTCGGATTGGGTGCAGTTGGAGAAAACCCCGGCCGCCGGCACGTATGAGTTGACGGTGGTGGGTGAGGATGTGATGGCCCGGACCATCCCGTACGTGGACCGGCCGGAGTGGGCGGACGTGTCCGAGCCCCGGGTGTACGGGTACCGGCTTGACGGGGAGCCGCACCGGATGCCGCTGTCTCGGCACTCGACCGTCGCGGGTGCCACCACTTCCGGCAAATCCGCGTTCCTGAACATGGAGCTCGCGGAGGAAACCCGCACTAGGAACCTGGCCGTCTGGGTGGCGGGTACGTGGAAGTTGTACGACCTGGTGGCGGGCTGGGTGGAGCCGTACGCGGACACCGGTCTGCCGTTGCCGCTGGATTGGGTGGCGTCGGGGCAGCGCGACACCGTGGACGTGTTGGTCGCCGCGTTGCGTATTGCGAGGTGGCGCCAATGTCAGCCGATGGCGGAACGCGACGGGTTCACCACCATCATCATCCACCTGGACGAAGCGTCGTACCCGCTGCGGAACAGGGTGACGCGGGGTGAGTACATGGGGGTGGAGCACACCGCGTCGCAGTTGGCGGCGAAGATCGCCCAGGGGGCTGGTAGTGCCCGGGTGTGGATCAAGTTCGCCTCCCAACGCGGGGTGTCCGACCACCTCGGCGACCAAGGCGCCGACGCCCGAGCCAACGCCGGCTACACCGCCATCTTCCGCACTCGCGACCCCGACGATGTGGGGCGGCTGACCGGCGACCACAAACTGCTCGCCCCGCGTCATGCCGGGGAATACCTACTGTCCTCCGACACCGCCCCCGTCCGGCTCAAAGTGCCCTACCTGCAGTCGGTGGACCCGAACCAGCCCCGCCTGCACGAAGGGCTCACCGTGTCCGACGTGGCCTGGTCCAGACGCCACTTCACGTGTCCGTTGGATGCGGGTTCGGCGGCTGCGGCCGGCCCGGAGTACGCCCGCCGGCACACCCGCATGGATGCGGCGATGCGCGCCTACCTGACCGGGTCCGAGGTGGAGCAGGTGGCACCGACTGCGGCACACCGGGCGGGATACGACGAGGCGATGAAGACGCTGGCGGCGGGGAAAGTGGCGTGATGGGAAGCTCAGCGGCGTTTGCCGAGCCACGACCGGACCGTCATGCGGTCCACTTGCAGTACGCGCGCCAGCTCAGCCTCAGGGACTCCTGCCTCGGCGGCGGCAACCACAGCCGCCTTAGCCTCGTCGTTGACCTTCTCGAAGGCGGCCTTCGCCTTGGCCCGTCGCCGGCCGATTCGAACCAGTTCGGCGCCTTCAGCTCGCATGTAGCGGACACTACTGCCAAGCCACGGCGTGAACCGCTTTACTCCGCGCCAGTCCCGACGGCCGGAGTAGCGGAAGCTGACGCCAAGGATCAATGCAGGTGGTCGTTCGCGGTACAGGGCGAACACGCCATCTTGGATGTCCGCAGTTTGATTGCACGGCCTACATAGCCAACCTCGAGAGAGCCCCGTCTCATGGTCATGGTCTTCGAGTATCACGCCCACCGGGGCGCCGCAGACAGCACATCTCCCGTCGTGCCATTCGAACAGCAGCCGCACCGGGTCTGTCGCGTCGGGGTCGACGGGGAGCGGCCACTCCCAGCAGGCGGGCGTTGCCCAGCGGTCCGCTCGGAGCTGTCGGGGAGAGTTTTCCATGTAGACAACTCTACAGGATGAGGTGTAGAGTCGTCTACATCAACCCGCCACCGAGGAGACCGAAATGGTCGAGACTAACGGCCCCGCCATCCCCGATCCGGCTAACTGGGGCTACTACGTCCAGGTCAACGGAAACCACAGCTTCGGACCGTTCGACACGAAGTCCAAGGCGTACGCGTGGGCCGAGAGCCACCGCAAGAGTCGGCGCGGCACGAAGTGCGTCGTCCGGCACGCCTTCCAATTCGCGGCTGCCTGACCCGTGCCTAACCAACCTCACCCGTCCAAGGCCTCTGTGACGTGGCGCCCACCCGGTGACCTGGTCGCGGCGGTGAAGGCGGCGGCCGAGCAGAACGACGAAACGATGTTGGCGTTCGCCACCCGAGCACTAGAGCGCGAGTTGGCCCTTGAGCGCACCCAGGGCCGCCGCACCGACCTCAAAAAGGACTGACATGAGCATGATCCGATGGATGAGGGCCCGATGAGCAAGTACCGCGTGCTGCTGGAGATGCGAGTGCAGACTTCCGTAGAGGTCGAAGCCGAGTCCGAGGATGCGGCCCGCAGGATCGCGGAGAAGCGGGATCTCCCGTCGCTCAACTCCTCGAACGGGGGTATGGACGAGGCCAACGAGTGGGAGTCCTACTCAGCCGAGAAGATCTGGTGAGTTAGTCATGACTGCTGACCAGGGCCGCCGCACCGACCTCAACAAGGACACGAGATGACGAAGACTCGCCACATATGGCTGATCCACCTGGGCGTGACGTTGGAGCTCGCGTTCGTGCTGCTGTTCGTCGTGGCTTTGGTCTACGTGATCACCAGTTGGGAGTTCTGATGCCTGACCTTGATCCGGATGTCCGGGACCGCGCGGTCGAAGCCGCGTACGAGGCGTTCTCCTCGGTTGGAGTCGGTGAAGCGCGCTGGACCGCCGTGGTGGATGCGGTAGCCGAGGTACTAGCCGCCGAACAGCCGGAGCGACTTCAGGATCGCGCCGACAAGCGTTTCGCCTACCTGCGCACCCTGGAGCAGAACTGGGATAGCTACGGCTCGGATCCACTGCAACCGGGCATGGAGGAGCGAGCACGCAAGGTGCTCAAGGCTCTGAGTGCGGACTTCTCCATCTGCCTGACGGCGAACGGTGGCATATGCCTAGAAGACCCGAACATGGATGTCATCATCGAGATCGAACCGAACGAAGTCACTGCGCTGATCGACGACCGAGACCTTGAGGAAGACGGTGGAGTGCGCGCCGAGAACAAGGCGCTCAAGGAGCAGAACGAGCGACTCCGGGATCGGCGCGACCAGCTCAAGGCCCGGGTTGAGCAGTTGACCGCCGCGCTGACCGAGATGGTGCTCCAGTTCGACGGGCGCGGGTTCAACGCCACCCGACAAGAGGCGACCCTGGACCGCGCCCGTGCGGTGCTGTCTGCCACCCCCACCGAGAGCGAGGCAACGTGAGCAGGTTGATCCACTCCGACCAATCCGACGATCTGAGTGTGGCGCTGAGTCGCCTTAGCAGCCTGGTTTCCAACCGGGACCCGGAGTCACTGAACGCGTTGACGGTGTTGGCTAACGTGAACTCATCCGATGGTCGGCTGGCCAGGTTACGGGAAGCGCGGGCGACGCGGGATGGGGTGAAGCGACTCCTGCGGGGGCTGCCGTCTGGGGATTGGCGGGTGGCGGGTTTAACCACCGTGTTGGAACTCCTACGAGCCCGAGTCAACGAGTTGGAGGACCCGTGACTCTCACTGTGTGGCGGCCCGCCTACCTGGACAGTGCGGTGGGTGCGAACACGATCACCGACCTGGTGTGGCGGCGGGTTCAGACGTATGCGGCGCGGGAGTCGGGAGCGGCGGCACGGCTTCGTTGGATAGCCAACTACCACAACCGGAAGGCGTGCTGACGTGATCATTCCTGAGATGAAGCCGCCAGGAGAGCCGCACATCCTCCTGGGCTTGCCGGGCTGTAGTGGGTTGCCGTGCAACTGCTCGATCGGCGAGAACCACTGGGTCGACGAGGATGACGTATTCGATTGGAACGCCGAAGCCGCTGAAGACGCGACGTGGGACTGACGACGTGAACAACGAAGACCGCGTACGCATCACCTGGGAGCCGGCAGCAACGCCGATCCCGGAAGAGGACATGTTCCGCCAGACCTCCACCGACGGCGGCAAGACATGGAACCCGCCGCTGCCACCCAGACCGGAGACCACCGAGGAACTGTTCGGCGACCCGGAGTGGGATCTGATCGGGCGGGTGTGCGACCAGATCGACCGGGCCAACCCGGACCTGCCGATCGAGGTGTGTCAGGCGATCGCCCGCGACATCATCAAGCTCGTGAGGGAGCGGACGTGAGCACCTGGCGCAGGGCCGTGAGCCCTGCCGGTGTATGGCAGTGGCACGTCTCGGTCTTTCGTGATGTACCCGCCCGTGGGATTGAGCGGGACGGTTTCTCGTGGGTGTCGTGGGGAAGCCGGACCCGTGCTGAACGACGAGCACGCCTGTTCGCGTCCAAATTCGACGAGGAGGCCGACCGTGGCGTCTAGTTATGACCGGGCCCGGCGGCAGCAGGTGGACCCGAACAAAGTCCGCTGGGCCGACCACAAGGTCAACTCCCGTGCAGTGGACGAATACCGACGGAACCCGAACAAGCGCTCCACCGATGGCGACCCCTTCATCGTCGTGGGCAAAGACGGTGTCGCGCGAGGGTGGAACGGAAAACACAGGGGCCGGGCAGCACAGTTGGAGGGCCGGAAGCTAACCGCTCGTGTGCACGACGAACGCACAGCGGGCCCAGCTCAGGCCGCCGGATGTATGGGGTTGATGCTGGCGGCCGTGCTGGTGGGCTTGGTTGGGAGGCGACGGTGACCACGGAGGAGTTGATCCAACGGCTGCGGGATATCGACCCCACTGGCACACGGAATGTGGTCGTGGACCACGACTGGGAGCCCGGCACCTGGATTGAGCTCGAGTATCGGGATGTTGGGCAGTCGGTGGTGGGCGGGAAGCGCGTCGTGGTGATCCAGAAGACGAAGTACGGAGACGACGATTACTGAGCAGCCCTCCCCCGACGACCTAGCCGAAGCCGAGCTAATCGTGCGGGGACTTGCCAAGACCTATCCAGGCGACATAGGGCTGGTCATGGCCGAGTTCGACAGGTTGCGGCTGGTGGAGCAGGCCGCCACCGCACTGGTCGACGTGTGGGACGAGGACGACGGTCTTTGCTGCAACAAGCATGCGACGCCCGCACTCCGAGCTCTGGCTGCTGCGGTACGGACGGAGACACCGTGAGCGACGAACGCCCAGATGTTGTGCGGGTCGAGTTTGTCGATCCCGGCGAGATCATCCCCGAGCTGACTGTCGGCGAGGTGCGCGATATCCGGCAAGTGCAGCGGGAACGAGGGACCATCGACGGTCTCGGTACGTGCGGTACGTGCGGCTCTCACACGCTGATCATCGGGTCGACGTGGGACGCAACCCACGGTTTGTATGTGTGGGTGATTCGCTGCCCGAACGGCCACCTGTTGGTGCCGATCCCCTCCAACGTGTACACCATCAACTTCGGCACTGAGGAGCGGGGATGAGCGACTACAAGGTCGGGGCGAAGATTTCCTTCGTCGTGCCCCCCGAACCCGAACCAATGTCCGTGGTGATCGACGACGACGGCCTGGCGTGGCAAAACCGGCCCGGCCCCGGCGACGAGGAGCCGTGGAAGTCAACAGCCGGTGACGAACGGTCGTGGTCGGAGTTGGTGAGTCGGGGGGACCTGAAGGTGGTCCACATTGGAGGGGCGTCATGATCACACGATGGACGAAAAGGCCGAGGAGCGGGGATGTCTGATCGCGGCTTCGGCCTGCACGCCGACATGGCGCTCTACGACGCCGACAAAAACCGCATCACCCCATGGTTCCCTGTCGAAACTAGCTACGTCGGAACCCCCGACACCGCCGGGCGCAACGTTCGCTTCGTGGGCATCCGCGACTTCGACGAGTTCCTGATGGCCGATGTGCTCATGACGATCGTCGACGGCGGTAACCACACCGTCGTAGTGCAGCGCAGGCAGATGGGCCGGTACTGCGTGTGCAACGACGGGCACGGTTGGCACGTCACCGACCGGTGCGTGGTGCGTTGAAAACCGCCCTCCTCCTCGCCGCCCTGATCCTGGTCATCGTCGCTGGTCTGGCTCTGGCGCCGTCCGTGTCCGGCCGCCTAGCCTGCTACCTGACCGAGACCACGAGCTCGTGCCCGAAACTGGAGTTATCCCGATGAGGTTGTGGGTGTCCGCGCGCATCCCGTTCACCCCGCTGCGGGTGGGCACGTCGTTCGGCGGCCGACGGTACCGATCGTCGGGTGGTAACGCCGAGTTCAACACCGCCCTCGGGTATGTGGTGCTGATCGTCCTGGCTGGGTTGCTGGTCGCGGCCGTGGTGCACAGCTGGGCAGACCTGTGGCCGTGGCTGCTCGGCGGGGTGGTCGCGTTCGTCGGCTACATCGTAGTGAAGGCGTACCGGCACCCGGACGCGGTGAAGAACACCGTCGAAGACCGGCGGGCGAAGGTCGCGGCCTGCCCACCCTGCGCAGAGGCGGTGGCCCGTGCCCGCAAGTCGGGGACCTGGGAGCGTTGCCGGCGGTGCCGTACCCCGTGGCGGATTAGGAAGCCGGCGGCCACCCCGAATCAGGCCGCTGTGTCTGACCGGAGGTAAAGTCTCCGGCCGTGGACCCGGACCTGTACCGCCGCACCGAGCACCTGGAGCGGCTCGACGAGCTCCGGGCGTGGATCCGCCGGCTGATGGCCACCGGGTCGTGCGGGTCGGCGGACAACCCGCACATGTGGGTGACCACCACGAACCGCAGCGGTGTGACCAGCACGGTGTGCGCGAAGTGCGGGGCGGCGGGCTGAAGTAAGCAAGGGTGGCCTGGACTTGAACCAGGCGCAAGCCTCACGTCGCCCGGGACGTTTGAGGCACCACGGGTCATCCCGCTGCTCTAGTCGCTGAGCTACACCCTGCGCTGCGCAGTTTACCCCGGACACACGAATGAACCCCAGGTCAGCGCGAGTCACGGGGACGACTCAAGCGCTGACCTGGGGCTTTTACACGTCCGAACCGCCCGGTGACGAGCCGGTCGAGGCGGTCCGGACGGGCTAGGAGGGGCGGGTTTGCAGGTACTGGAACCGGCAGGTCTTCTCGTGCTCCATGCGTTGGGTGCGGGCGCGCATCTCCCCGCCGGGCAGCCAGCGGGCCACCCACGTGCAGCCGAACCGCATGTAGGCACAGATCAAGTAGCTCCCGGTCATCTCCGGGTCGGGACTGGTGGTCATCGAGTAGTCACCACAATCAACGGGGCCAACACCGGCGGCGCAACCAGCACGAGTGGCGCGCGGACCGGCGGACTGACCAGGACAAGCGGAGCCAGGTACGGGCCCGCGATGTGCGGCGGCCAACCGGCGGGAGTCGGCAACACCGTACTGATGTGCTGCCCACCGCCTGCGGCCAGCACCTGCCACGGCCGGTCTGCCAGGGTGACGTCCTGCGCCAACCGGGAAGGGGTGCCGGACGCCGCAACATGCCCGGGTCGGTCGTGGCGGATGACATCCACCACCACGATCTGACCCGGCCCGGACGCCGCCAGGGTTCCCGGCCGGTCGACAACAGATGTACCCCGGTCGATGCGCTCAACCGTGAAACCGCTTGTCACGCCACCCGGACGATCCGAGCGGATGACGTCGACTAACACCACCTGCGCCGGCGCACCGCCACCGACAGCGGTCGGGCGATCCGCCAGCAGCCGATCCACCACCAACGACTGGCCAGGGTCAGCGGTTACCACAGCGCCCGGCCGGTCGGTGACCGTGACCGGAGCCGTCGCGCTGAGCTGCTGCGACCCGCCACTGGCCAGGACCGCAGACGAATGGTCGGTGACGGACCGGTCGATCGCCAAGGTCGAAGCCGGAGAGGCCGCTAGGGCTGCCCTCGGCGCATCGGATAGGAGCCGATCCACGATCAGCGACTGCGCAGGCGAGGCCGCCACGACAGCCCGTGGCCGGTCCGTGAGGGTGACTGAAGCGAGCGCGGAGATCTGCTCGCCCAGTGGGCCTGCAGCGATGACCAGCGTGGGGCGGTCCGCGCGGATCTGGTCGGTGACCAGCGTCGTTGCCGGTGAAGTGGCCAAGACCGAAGTCGGGCGGTCGGCCAGCGCTCGGCCCACCGCCAGCACCTGGCCATAGCCGGACGCCGTGATACCGCCGGCGTGGTCCACTGCGAACCGGTCAACCGCCAGGCCGGTACCCGGTGCGCCAGCCTGAGCGGACGTCGGGTGCTCGGTGAGGATCCGGTCAAATACGGCTGTCGTCGGACAGCTCGAAGCGAGCGCGGCCGACGCGGTGACTTGGATGATCCGGTCAATGACCAGCGTCTGCCCTGGGCCGTACCCGTCAGCCGAGCGGGGCCGGTCGGTGACCGACACCCCGACAGCGACTGTCTGTCCGTTGCTCGCCAGGAGCGCCACACCGGGCACGTCCACGAGAACACGCCCGACCTGCAGCGTCTCATGCCCGCCGCTGGCGGCCCCCCCGCTGGGGCGGTCCGCAAGGATGCGATCCGTTACCAGCGTCTCGTGTCCGCCACCGGCAACCACGGAACGGGGGCCATCCGTAACGGTGACCGTGCCCGCGACATTCGACGGCCCGACCTGACGTTGCCGCAGCGCCGTTTGGTACGGGATGTTCGAGTACGGGTACGGCGTGTAGGTACCCGGCATCGACTATCCCAACTCTTCGAACAGGATGTATCCGTTCGCGGTGATCGAATCCGCCGGTGTGGTCGCCAACTCGATGGTCACGCGGACGCTGGCGCTGATGATCGGACGGGCCTCCGGAACGGGCAGCCACAGATACGGCGACCGCTCATACCAGACGTCGGAGTCAAAAGTGACGATCGTCCCGGCGGTCGCCTTCGTCGTGTTATTAGCCAGGACTACGGTCGTACCGACAGCGTCTTGACCGGACAGCGGCACAATCGCCGGGGTCGACCCACCCGAACCGGTCGTCGTCTGACCCCTTTTGAACAGGATGGACAGGTTTTCCTCCTGTGCATCCCCCACCTCAGTGGTCTGCGTCAGCTTCACCATGTAAATCTTCACGTACTTCGTGGACGGCGGGACCAGCTGAAACAAATCCTGCTGCGCGGTGATCGCAACCCCGTTGAACTGCGCGGTCTGCATAGCCATGTTTGTGCCTATCCGAAGTAGGGGCGAAGACGAGACACCAATAGGCCCGGATCGGCGGGCGCGACCGAGGGGCCGCCCGCGCTGGCAAGTACCTCAACCGCGACGATGCCGAACCAGTCCGAGGTGGTCGCGTACGACATCGTCACCGAACCGCCAGCGGCGGCGGTAGAACCGGCGCCGTTACCCGCGGCGCTGAAGGTGTTCACATTCGCCAGCCAACGCTGCGTCTGATTCGACGAGGTGATCGAGTCCCCGTTGCACACCGCGTCGACAACCATGTTCCCGCTGGTTGTGCCGGTCACCGCGACGGTGGGGGTGCCCGTCCCGGCCGCCGTCACCGCCGTCCCGAAACCGCTGGCGCCAGTGAACGAGATCGACCCAGCCTCAACGAACCCCGCCGGGGTCGTAGCTATAGCAACGGAGAACGTACCGGCCGGCGGGCTAACCAAGCCGAACAGGGTTACGAACCCGGCGTTCGAGTTATTTGAGTTGATCGTGCCCAGCGATGTCATCGCAACGCCGTTGTAAGTGGCGGTCGTCGTGCCCGTCCCGGACAGACCGATCGCCACACCCACGACCAGGACACGATCCGACCCTGAGCAGGTGTGCGACCAAGAGCCGGACGTTACCGACCCGGGCGCATACCCGGCCGACGACGGCCCGACCGCGTCGAATGCAACAGCCATCTACCCCGGCCACCTTCCAACTCAAGAGACAGTGACCGGGGCAAACGTCAGGGAATCAGCAGCTGCAGAATGCCCTGCGTGTCGAAGACGATCGTGAACGCGCCCCCGCCCCCGGCCTGGTCAGTCACGAAGTCGATCAAGCCCAGGAGAGGCTGGGTAGCGGCCGTGCCGGGGGTGCGATCGGAGATCACGCCGTAGCGGACACCAGTGAAGGTGGCCGTCGACCAGGACACGTCCGCCGCGTCCAGCACGATGATGCCCTTACCAACGCAGGTCAGGGTGGCTGAACCATCGACGACCGTCAGGCCGACGAACAGCGGGAAGGTCGGCGGAGCGGCAGCCGACGTGCCCGCGACGCTGACCTGGTACAGGAAGCCATTCGCGGACGCCGGGCGGATGATCGCTCCCAGCGCGTACGCGGTCGAGTTCGCCCGCGACGTGCCCCACGAGTTCGCCGCCGTGTACGTCACCGTCGGAGAAGTCAGGGTGACACCGGCGGTCGTGTAACCGGCTGACGAGGCGAGCTCGTTGGTCAAGTCCGAGACAAAAACGTGGGTGTCCAGGTTCGGGGTATACGTCGAAGTGTGAAGTGTCAACTTCAGGGTGTCGCTGTCCCAGTCCACGGACTTCGCCGTCATCGACTGGGCGAGCCCGTTGCGGTACCACTGCGCCATGATCAGTCCTTCACAAACTCGGTGTCGACGGTGAACGGGCCTTCGGAGAACCGGACGGTCTCCCCCGACGGATGCGAAACTTCGGCCTGGTAGTAGGCGTTGACGTTCGGCCAAGCCGCCGTGGTGGCGGAGTCGGGTTGGAAGTAGATGCGCCCGTCGGTGGTGCGCCGCCACAACACATCCGGCAACGCCAACACGGCCGCCCCGGAACCGTTGCTGCGGGTTTGCACCTCACCCGTCACCACGAACCCGGTCACGGTCAGGTTGATCGGCTGCAGCGTGACCGGGTCGGTGATTAGCCAGTACCGGGGCTCGTATGAGCCGGCCTCGATGTTGATCGGGGCAATCACAGCGGGCATTAGACGATCACGGCGATGGCCAGCAGGATCCCCGCCACGGCGGCCACCACAGATCCATAGAAGATGCTGGCGATGAAGAGCAGCAGGGCGAGGATGGCCAGGATCCGGTTCACAGAGAGCACGGCTACTTTCCTTCCTTCGAAGCGGGCACTGGAATGGGCCATGGCGGTACCGGGCGCGGGCCTTTGCCGGTCCAGGCGGCGGCGTATCCGTCGGCGATCATCTGAATGCCGGTGTCGACCCCGTTCGGGAGGATGATCTGCCCGTCGGTCCGGTCGCCGTACTTGTCCCAACCGTGAGAGATCAGGGTGACCGGCAGCCCGACCGGCAGCATCGCCATCAAGTGGTCGCGGGCTTCCGGGCCGCCCGGCTGCGCGAGCTCGATCGCGTTCATCCCCCACAGCCGGATGACGCACAGCCTGGAGTTCGACCAACCTTGGTCGACGGAGACGGTCGCCGTGTCCCCGTCGTGCACGGACACCACCATGGCTGGATAGACGCGCACGCTCACGGCTTCCCCTTCACGAGCGACGGGCTGCCGGGAGTGCCGATCTGCGACGACGCCACCGACATCAACAGCGACACCACGGCCGCGCCGGCGGACAGGCTCAACGTCGACTGCCAGTCGATATGCAGCACGTCCAGGGGCCCGGCGCCGAACAACGTGATCGCAGCCCCCGCGAACGCCTTCGCGGCGCGCTCGGCACTGTCCTTCCAGAACGAGACCGTCGTGATCTCCCCGGCGGCGGCCAACGACGCGACCGTGGCGGCCGACGCCGCGATCTCCGGGTGCTTAGCCACCGTGGCTGCGATCCGGTTGACGTCTTCGGCCAACATCTGCGGCGGTTTCGCCTGCGCTCGCTTCAACAGCTGCTGGCACATCAGGGCGGTCTGATGGATCTCGACGTTGGTCCGCATGGCGAACTGGAGCGCGTTGTACGGAGTGCCCTTGTCGTCGGTGACACCGCCGCCCCACGCCGGCATGACACCGAGCAGCTGCTGGTGGATTTCGTCGATCTGCTGATCTGTCACGCCGCCACCTATTGGGTCGGGTGTTCCCAGTCGCACGCGCCACACGTCGTAGCGAGCCATGGCGTCGTCGGCGTACTTCTCGGCCGCAGGGCCCGAGCCGTTGTAATCCCTGAAGCCGCCGCGCAGGCCGCTGTTACGAATGTGCTGAGCCAGGGCTTGGAAGCCGACTGTGACGTTGCTGCGCCAGTCCCAGCAGCCGCCGAGGGTGTCCGCCTGGGCCTGGTAGCCGCTCCAAGTGAGCTGCAGCGGACCGCAGCCCTGCCGCCCAGCTCGTCCAGCGGTTACCGCCTGGAGGTAGGCGCGGTATGCCTGCTCAGTGACCGGGGCGCCCTTGACGTAGGTGTTGGGGGCGACGATGACACCGTCGTGGCCCCACACGTTCCGTCCGCCGCCCGACTCCTTCAGGAGGACGACAGCGGCGGCGGCCAGGTCCAACCTGGCCGCCGCCGCGAGCTCGACAACCTCGGTGGCCCGCAGGATGCCGCCGGCGGTGAGGATGTCCACCGGACCGGCTGCGGCGAGGAGCGTCGTCTCCGGCTCGGGTGCGCCGGCTTCAACCCACCTGTCGCCTTCCGCACGCTCCGGATGCCACTTCCAGTCGGCCATGGCTAGTGACCGTGGACCGGCGGAGCCTGCGCGGACAGGAACGCGCCGATCTGCGACTCCAGGCTGGTCAGCAGTGCGACCGCGTCACCTGACGGAGCTGGCACGGGAGTCGGAGTGGGGACCGGCGGCGGGGTGACCGGCCCGGTGAAGATGAACGGCCCCGGCTTGCCGGTGACCTGCAGGTACGCCGCGTTGGCCGCGTTGACGTCCAGGCCTTCGGGGGTGAGGTTGTTCTTGATCCACTCCTGCGATGCGACAGCGTACGGCTCGTCCACCCACGCGGTCCACGCCGCCTCAGTCATCTCGAAGTAGCCGCCCCACGTGGAGCCCTTGATGGTGCCGCCCTTGGTGATCTGATGGACGGCGACGCAGTGCCCACCGAGCACGCGGTCCCGACGGACGACATCGAAGACGGTGCCCTTGTCGAACGCGGTCTCGAAGCCCTGGGTGCAGTTGAATCCGATGTAGAGGTTCCCGAAGAGATACAGCGCGGCGCGCATCTCGTCGAAGTCTTTGGGGTCGACCGCGAAGTAGGCAGCGATCTTGTGACCGGCGATGCCGGTCGCGTTCCAGTACTTCAAGACGGTCTGCATGTCGCCGCCCTGGTCGGTGTTCGGCTTGCCCGGCACGTAGCCGGTGGAGCCGCTGTAGAACTTGATCACGTCGGCGTCCGACACCACGACCGGAGCTCCCTGGCCGAACTGCGACAGGGCGGTCTCAACGTGGGCCGCGCCGGCGGCCGTGCAGTCGCCGAGCTGGTCGTTCGAATCCATGGGCAGGTTCACCGCGTCCGGCACGTACGCCACCACGTCCGGCACCGTCCCGGTGTATCCGGCCTTGAGGACGCTCTTCAGCGGGATGCTCCGGACCAGGTCGCGGGGAGCGCTGGGGAGCCGGCCGAGCTTCTTGCTGACCTTCTTGGCCATTCGAGTCTCCTGTAACTGGGCCAGCCCCAGCCCCGAGCCACCGACAGGAGACGAACGGCGCTCGAGACTAGGGCTGGGGTCGAGGGGGTGAAGAGGTAGGTCAGCCAGCGACCGGCGGAACGAGCGCGGCGGCGGCGGCAACGGCCGCTGCGGTCGCGTCGACCTGTGCGGTCAGCGCGGTGAGGTCGAGGGCCGGGTTGGCGTTCTGCAGGGCCGCGATTTCCGCCTGGATTCCGGTGACGGCGGTGTTGAGGTCGGAGTCTTCCTGCGCCAGTGCGGCGGTCAGGGCGTCGATGTCTTCCTGCTGAGCCATGAGTCCTTCTCCTAATCTTGTGATCTGTCCCGTCTGGCCCAGGACGTAGGACCAGAGGTCTGAAAGGCGCCGGTCGAACTCGACGCGGGTGACGTAGCGAGTGGTGGGTTGCGGTTGGGGCGGGTGCGGGCGTTCAGTCATGGAGATTGCCTCCGCTGCATGGGGATTTGCCTAGCCATGCACTCATCCGCGAGGCGAAGGATCACGCACGGCCTGATCGTGGGAGCCATCTGCGTCAGACACCCCAAACAGGAGCCGTCATCCGCCTTGAGGTGTTTCTGCTGCAGGTAGATCGCCCGGCCTAGGTCTCTCGCCAGGAAGCCGATCACAGCCGATGAAGCCCGCTCCCCCGGCGTCACAGCTACGGGCTCTTCGGCTGCAGACGTACAAGATCGGCGGAGACGACCCGGTTGGAGAGGTAGTTGCGGTGGACCTTGTCGTAGTCTCCGGAGCAGGTGATCAGCTTCAGGGTCGGGCGGTCGACATTGCCGAATACCTTCGCCTTCCACTTGTCGTAGTCGGCTTTCTTGTAAAGGTTGGTCGCGGTCACCTTGAACACGGCGGTCTGCTGATCTGAGCGGTCGACCTGGATGGTGTCGCCGACCTTCACTGAGTCCAGCTTGGCGAACCCGCCCTGCATCTCGTTGCCGTTGATGTGCGACTCGACGATCGACGGCTTCGGCCCCGGATCGCCGGGGACTGCTGACACCCGGTACCAGGCCACGAGCATGGGTGCGCTCAGTGGTGGGACCTCGAGTTCCGGGCTGGACGGTGGCCCCACGAGTCCTACCTGCATGAACTGGTTGTTGTTCACCTTGATCGACGGGATGCGAATCCCGGTGGGGAACACGTCTGGCGCGTTCTGCGCCGGGGCGGAGCTCGGTGGTGAGGTGAGCTTCGGCGGGGATAGCTGTGCCGAGGGGTGCGAGCAGCCGCCTATGGCGATGAAGGCGGCGATGAGGCCCAGAGGGATCCGCAGGCCGTGCGTCTTGCGCTCACGAGGGCGGCGATGAGTTCTTGGACGGACTCCGCCGAGAAGGAAACTGTTGGGCCGTCGATACTGCCGGGAGGGCAGAAAACGAGCGTAACCTCGCGTCCCACCCTCCCGACGTGTATCGAACCGTTGCCGCCGTCGCGGGTCGGCATTGGTCACGGCTCAGACAGCCCGCGCGTGAGCCAGCACGAACGCGGGACTGTCGCCACCGTTGCTTGGCGCTACGGCCGGAGCCGGTAGGGCCGAGTTCAGCGGAGCTGAAGCTAGCGGCTTCGAGGCACCGTCATCAGCGCTGGGAGCCGTGGTGCTGGGATCGGCCGGTGCTGCCGAGTAGGTCACCGCAGCGGGGGCCTGCACGATCACGACGGGCGGGTTGGGGTCGTTGCACACGGTGCGGAGCTGGCTGTAGACCCGGTTGTAGTTGTCGAACCGCTGCCGGTCGAGGCCGGACAGCCGGTTCCAGTCGTTGCGCTCACCGAGTGACAGCAGCGACAGGTCAGACCCGTTCCACCCGTGATGCGAGGACAGCAGCCGCAGACGCAGCCCGGACCAGTCACGCCGGTTGGCGTTGAGGTCGTTGCCGTAGCGCAGCGCATCCTGACGGTAGGTGACGCACTGGCCGTCGTTGCTCACCGAGACGCCGCTACCACAGGAAGAGCTGTGCAGCTGCATCCAGCGGGCGTTCGGGTTACCACCCAGGAGGCGCAGGAACCCGTCGCGGTGCGAGGAGTACCGGTTGTACCAACCGCCGTAGGTGGTGTCCGAGCAGACGTCCAGGGACAGGTTCTGGTCGAGCCACAGGTAGCGGCCGTCGATGCGCGGGCCACCCCAGGTGCCGGGGTAGCCGTGGCCGTCGTGGGGGAAGCCGACACCGTCGGGAACGCAGTGGTTGCCGACGCGGTGGTGTCCGACGGTGCAGTCGATCTGCGGGCCACCGACCGTGTCGCCGAAGCCGAGCCCCGCGCCGAGGTGAACACCGAGGGTATCCGAACAGGTCGCGCCAGCCGCCGGGGTCGTGATGGTGCAGGCCGGGAGCTTGTGCCCATTCGGCGTGGTCGGAACGCAGCTGGTTGAAGTGGCGTCCGCGCCTACGCACGAGATGGAACGGCTCGGAGCGGCCGAAGCCACCCCCGTAGATACAACGAGACCTAGCACTACCGCCAGAGCGGCAAAGCCGGCCACCAGCAGACGTCGCATGATCTTTTACCTCCTGTGAGCGGACACCTCAAATCGAGGGTGTCCGGGGCCCTCCCCCAGTGAGGGGGCGGGAGAGTTAGGCCCGTGACGGGGGCTGTGAGCGGGCGCTGTATCAGCGCGGGTGGAACGTGCGGCTCGGCGGCCACTGCGGGGCGGGCTGGTACGACGGCACACCGGAGAAGCCACCTAGGCCCGGCACCTGATACTGCGGAACCACCGGCGGCGGCACCACCACCGGATGCAGCCGCATGTAGGTGTTCACCGCTGACTGGATTTGCTCGGCGGTCGGCGCCGGGGCCTTGAACAACGTCGGGTTCGCGGTGATGAACGCCTGCACCGCCCCCGCCAGCTGCGTGGAGGTGGGGCCGACGGGTTGCGGAGTCGGGCGTTTCGCCAACTCCGACTTGACGAGGGCCTGCACCTGGTCCTGGGTCAGTCCGGGCGACTGCCCATCTGGCGGTCCGACCTTCACCACGGCTGCCGCTTTGCACAGTCCGGCGTCGGATAGGCGTTGCGCCACGTCGCCGCCCTGGGCGCACAGCCCCAAGATCGGGTCAGCGATGGTGTTGGCCTGCGCCACGGCGGCTTTCTTGGCGTCGTCTTGGCGCTGTGTGGCCAACAGAATGATCAAAGCGACCGAGCCGACCGCTAAGGCGACAAGAACAAGCAGTAATCCCACGCGCCCGGATCTCCGGTCGTGGCGCCCCATTATTTCGGTGCGGCGTGAGGAATGGCTGGCGGAACGAGCGGCGAGGTGCACCCCAAATGCGCGTAGCCGGCGCGGATCACCTGGAACGTGTCTTCGTAGGTCTTGCGGTCTTGCCCAGCAGCCCTGGTGTTCGGGTTGTACGAGCCCAGGAAGACGCTGTAGAGCGGACATAGCACTTCGCTGCGAGTGTCGTCCAACGCCGCATTGGTCGAGTACTGCGAGTAGACCAGGAACCCAGCGACGATCGTCAGACACAGATCCAGGATCAACCCCATGACGGTGAACGCGATGAGCCGTTCCGACCGGGTCGTACGCCGAAGGAGATCCTGGATGGCCGAGGTGAGCCCGGCAATCGTGATGATCAGTTCCTTAGCTACCGCCGGCAGGTTGCTGGGGTCTGGCTCGGTCACTCTGAATCCTCCCCCGGTTCTTGTTCAACGCTCAACTTCGCTAAGGCCTGGGCGAACTCGTTCAACTGGTCCACGGCTTCTAGGAGCTGCCCCTTCATCTTCTTGGCCTCCCGATAAATCTCCTCCGAGTTGAGCTCAGGCGGCATCGTCATGGTCACGGCCGTCCCTCCGCGCCGCTCGCAGGGACTGCGCTATCACAGCGGTAGCCTGCTGCAGCGCCGGGACGTGCTGATCACGAATCAGGGCGTTCAGGGTGCGGACTTCGTCCTCCGCGCGGGACCGACCCTCACGCTCGAGCTTCAGGGTCTCCTCGAAGCGTTTGAACAGGACCCGGGCGATAGCCATGGAGGCAATGGCGAGCACGCCCACGGCGCCGTACTGGATCAAGACTGAGGCCGAGTCGGCGCCCTGGGCGAGGAACATCAGGACCCGAACGGTGGGCCGGGTGAGATGTGCTTGCACATCACCACCACGGTATTTCCCGAGATGAG